AATCTGCCCTTTTGACAGGTTCTTTTGGAAGTCTCTTCTTCTGGAAGCTGATCTAGGTGCTACCTCTCCGTAAGGACCACTAACATTGTATATGCCACTTGTATCTTTCCACGCAGCCTGATCAGAGGTCCTACCAAATAAAACCCTGTCCCTAGTGAATACAGGAAGGTTCTCATGGTTGTTTGTTGTCCTAGCTCCAGCGAAATCATAAGAGGGGTCTATATGAGTTCCTAGTAAACCAAGAGAGGCATCTCTCATGTCTAGAGTAGAAAGCTCAAAGGAAGCCATCGCACCGCTTACATTAGGTAAGTCCGCAAAGGGTGTAGTGATCCTTGGCTGCATCTTGACATAAGGATACAGGACATCACTATTTTCAAGGTTGATGTTGATCCTCTCTATGGCTTTGGCTGGTACGAAATCACGGATTGCTTTTAAAGACTCGAAGAAGTCTTCCGTAGTGTACGCAGTCTGCACAAAGAACTTGTCGTCAAAAGCTCCAGAAGAAACTGTTAGATTAAACTGAGAGGACTTACCGTTCCACAATGGAAGATAGTCGTAGAACTTTTGATCGTAGTCCTCCATGATCCTATCGTAGTTAGGAGCAGTGTTTAGATACTTTGTTAGGAATAGGAACCCGTTGTTGTAAAGGTCTGGTTCCTGATATCCTTCAATAGTATTTTGAAGTATGTAAGACTCGAAGGAGTCTGCTATGGAATCCTCTACTCCAAGACATACTAGCTTACTCTTGAAGAATGAGATCAGATCATAAGTTACATCGCAGTCCTTGTAGAACCTCTCGTCTTCAAAAGGAGGTATATGAAAATCCCTTCCTCTATAGTTGAATACGAAGTCTGGGTGTGTAGTGTCGAACTTGTAACCCTTTACGGAGAATAGATCAGGGAACTTATGTACTGCTTCGAGAAGAGTATGATCTACTACGAACCTAATACTTTCATCTAGATCGTCATAGTTAATCTCTCCACCAGCATACTCGTTTGCTTTTATTTGATTCCAGTCATCAAAGGATTGAAGCTCGTCTGCCTCAGTCTTGAGGAGGTAGTAGATCAGGTTTGGTATATAAGACTCGTAGTATTCAGAGAAGTTATTATCGAAGTCCACTTCCGTAGCAGGAAGTATAGACTTCATAAGATCAATCAAACCTTGCTTAGTTCCTTTCTTCTTAAGTAAGTTTCTAGAGTCTCTAAGTTGCCTTCTCCAAGAATCGACATTACTAGTGTAGAACTTCCAACCAACTTGATCAGCTAGATAAGGAAGATACTTAGGAGGACACTCTTCAATAGAGTTTAAAGTCTTAAGTGATAGGATCTGATTATCCAAATCACCCATTACAAAACCTAAAGCTTTTAAGAACTTCTTGAAGGGACCTTGCTTTACATAAGGAACTAGGTCATCGTTCTTACTCTCAAAGTAGTTTATGTAAAACTCTTTTGTAAAAGCATCATCCTGTTCCTCGTCTGTAATACCATATAGGATTGAGTTCCAAGTCTTTCTCTTTTCTAGGGACTGTGTTCCGCTGAGGAAAGTCTCTGTAGGATCAACCTTAAACTCATCTACCCACTGGTATTGAAACACAACTGGGAACGCGAAGCTTATCCCTGTAAGAACATTAATAGCGTCTTCTAGAGTTACAGGTTCCTTTTTTACATATAGCTTCTCGGTGAAGATATTAGAAGCTAACTCTAGGAACTTAGCATATATTGCATGGATGCCTACTGTATCTCTGTTGTAGTTTAGTAGCTGGAAAAGTCCTAGTGAGTTTATTAAATAGGATGCTACCTCAGAGTAATCAGATCCGAAAGTTCCGTCAAGCTCTGTTACATAATCAGCTAATGATTCAGATGAAGAAGACCCTTCTCCAAGCTTAAGCTTAGGGAATAAAGTTCCGCTTAAGAAAGTAACAAAATCTGCTGAGGTTGCATAGTCGTTTATGTCATACCCTAAGGGAGACATAATCTCTATATTGAACTCGTTTGGTTCAATGTATGTTAGTTTGTTCTGGGGTATGAAGTGCTTTATCAAACCCTCAGAGTAACCTGTATAAACAGAGGTTAAGGACCTGTCTGTATAGTCAGTATTATTCCAACCACTTAACCCTAATGAACTAAAGGTGGTTTCTTCAGAAAACCTTTTTACCAGAGGAGTTATGACATCAAATCGTATAACATAATCCATGTCGGCATACAGTATCTTAGATGCCAACTCCTCCTGCTCATTAGCTAACTTGAGATCCTCCTCCTTGTAAATATCAGGAAGGATTTTCTCAAGAGCTTCGTGGTAGTTTCTTCTGCTATACTTTCTAGACATAATTCATCGTCAGGGTAAAGTTGTTTAGTTGTAGAATCTCATTGATATCAAGAGTAGCCTTTCCAGTAAAGTTGGTGATTTCAGCAAGACGAACCTCATCTACATTTGAGAATATCTCCTTCTCAATCTCAGAAGGCACGAAGGATTGTCCGAACTCAATATTATCTACATTGAAATAATTTAAGACAACATTAGATATACTAGACTTAATATCACTTTCCTTGTTCTCGAATCTCTTATCAAGAGTTATAAGTATTTCTAGGTCAACTGTTCTTATAAGACCATCTACTAGAACAATATCATCGGTCAACATCTTCTTCTTTTCCATAGCCTGTAGCATATCAGACTTGAAGGAGAGGGATGCTTTTTTTAGCTGAGTAGATGACGCTCTTTGAAGCAAGTAAACATCAATTACATTAGCTGAACTAAAAGCTTTTCTTGTTACTGCTGTTGCCTTCACTTCATTTCCTATGGAATCCTTATAAGTATTTGCAAAGGAGATGTAATCATCCAAAGACACTAAACGATCCTGCTGCTTGTACACCATCTTAGCATACTTCTTAGCGTGATCAATAGATTCTGATTCCACACCTCCTGTGAAAGGTTCCGTATTTATAACTGCTAGTGAAGAACCTTCTAAAGAATCTATTGAAGCGTTGAGGTAGTTTGAAGGTGCGTTACCTCTCTGACCACCGCCAACTCTGTAAGTTATGATGTAGTTTGAGTTAGTGGGAGGAAGAACAGCAGTAATACCATCACCGAATTGTATAGTTGCTACGAAATCATCCGTGTAGGCAACTTGGAAAACCTTCATGTCAGAAGAGGATGTTGATAGAAGGGAGTTTACCTCACTATAAACACCACTAGCATCTGTGTCAGACTGAATGAATACTTGTATACTTCCGTCTACTACGGGAGAGTTTTCTAGAGTAACCTGCTTGAGGACATCAACATCAGAGAACACTCCCGTATCTACAGCAAGTGATCCTTCTATCAATACAGTGTTAGACCATTCGGTTCCTGCATCACTGTCGCTCTCATATAGGATTATCGAGTTGTTCTCATTTGGATCATCTATAAATCCATTGGTTGCAGTGTAGAGTGTGTAATTTACTGGCTGACCGTCAAGAGCCGAATCTACCTGAAACACTCTGCTAGGTGCTTCTATAGTTAAGGAACCCCCTGGAGATAGGGCAGTATCTGAAGTTACCGTACATTTCGCTGCCGCTGATCCAGGACCTTTCAATCGTACACCAATTATGTCGAAAATCTTTCTAAGGTTTGCAGGGGACTTTACCGTCTTTAAGAACATCTCATGAGCTATCATGTCAGTCTTCATGGACATGACTGAACCCATGTAAGCAATCATCTCTACAAACATCATACCTAAGTCTGACTCAGCAAATAGGTCATAGTCCAGAGGGTAGACAGCTTTGATATAGTTTATTAAGTTATTTCTAAGGGTCAGGAAGTCGGTGCCTGCGTAATCAATTAAAGAGGTCTTCTCGTCCTCTTTAAAGATGACAGACTTCATAAAGTCTGAACCCGCGTTAGTGTAAGGGATGTTGCTCATGTTGTGAACTCCAGAGGTATTACCTCATTTGTATCTTTTTCTTTAACTGCTAGATAAACATATATCGTAGGTATTCCAGAGTTTAGAGAATCATCAACCTTGACATTGATAGAGGTTACTTGGCAGTTGGGAATGTACAACCTTATTTGATTTGTAATCTCTCTCTGTAGGTTCTGTAATAAAGAATCATCTAGCTGCTCAAAAACATAGGATCTTAGGTCAACACCGAAGTTGGGGAGGAATATGCGTTCTCCTGGGCTTGTAAAGATAACCTGCTTTATTTGCCCCATCAAAAGATCTCTTCTAGAGGATTTCTTAAATAAAACCCCTCCCTTACCAAAAGGAAATCTAGTCCCGTAAATACTTCTATCTACAGGAGAGGTAATGGATTTAACTGTCTGCTTTGTGGGTGTTATGCCGTATAAAACCATTATTCCTCCTATGTTTGAATGTTCTTGAAGAAGCCTTGGTGTGCTTCGTAATTCTTTACAACCTCATTAGTAGATAGGGGTTTAGAGTAAATCTTTAAACTTCCTAAGTGACCTCCTAGACCACTATACAATCCGTTGGATGGTCCTGAGAATCCTCCCCGTATAGAAGATGCGTCTAGAACATAGT